AATAGAAAAGCTTCTGTAGAGATAATTAAAAAGTTTGGCATTGATTCATTACTTTCCAATACTTCAGTACCACTAGCTGATTATTTCTTAAAACACGTGGTAGAAGAATATGATTTAATTACAAAAAAAATTACATCTTTTAGTGGCAATACTTTAAACCGTGTGGCTCAAAAGCTTTGTAATATATTACAAAACCCACATGCTAAAGACGGAGAAATAAAATATGTAATACTAAAGCTTTCTCCTTTATTGAAGAAAATTGCTAAAATCGAGTGTCCAACCAGCGCAGGATTTTACGACTTTGATGACTATGTTTATATTTTAACAAGCGCATTTGAAGAATCAGAAAATATTATGCCTAATCACTTAGAAGCAGCTACCTTAACAAAAGAAGAAAAAATAAATATTCTAAAGATTTTTACATTTATACCTTGGCAAGATTATCGAGAAATGAATCAATACAAAGATGATGATGGTGTAGCAGATCTTGATGAGGATGAAGACATGAGTTTTGATTTTGATATGTTAGATCAAGGTCTTAAGTTTTTAGCATATGATACTGCTGAAGAAGGAACTGGAAATATTGAAAGAATTTTTAGTGACGCATACAATTATTTTGTTAATGTTAAAAAACATGGTGCAGGCTAAGCCTCAGCCTTAGTAACCCACAGGCCGTCTTGATTTTCCAAGTCAATCGTTTCTCTAGAAGTTCCATTTAAATAAACAAGTAAACCTTTTATAAAATAATGGTCTTGAATAATCTCTACAATTAAGCAGTTATTCTTTATTTTTTTACCATAATAAAATATATCAATCATATCACCTTTTTTTAACTGTGATACAAATTGTATTTCTTCATTACACTTATCGGACATTTAATTTAGGCTTTCCCCATCGTAAAGTAATTTGTGCATTGCTACTCAACATTTCAGAGCATGCGTAAAAAGGTGCTACATCATAGAACTTAAATATTTTTTCTTCATCGTTGTACGTATAATCAATGTTTTCTTCCAATAGAGTTAAACCATTAAATATATTTACTGGATAATCTGCTAATACTGGCCCGATCTTACACATTATTTCTTCAATAATAGCGTTAAATGCACCATTGACTTGTTGTGTATTGACAATATAATTATAATCAATTGAATTTTGATTTAACACGTTACCACTAACACTTTGTAATGCTGAAACGTTTGCATTGTCTACACCTAACGTATAAGTTGTTATGCAAGGATTTTGAACAGTTGTTTGAATACAGTTGTTTGGATTTATACTAAAAATATTGTTTTGAACAAAGTTTCGAGAAGGCTCAATACCTTCGTTAGGTGATCCGTCGCTAATTAAAACGATATAATAAGATTCATAGTCAGTATTTCTAATTTTAGATAATGCACTTTGCATAGGAGCAAGAAAGTTTGTGCCTCCTCCTGCGTTATAAGTGTTTAAAATAGATAAAACACTTTGCTTATGCTGCTGGCCTTTGCCTATTGAGTTTTCTATTATAACTCTATCATTATAAAGAATTACTGAATAGCTTAAATTATAGTCAGCATTAACAAATTGTCTTACAGTAGTTTTTAACTGGCTCATTCTATTTCCACGCATTGACCCACTAAAGTCTAACAGAAGTATGACTGCAGTATTTATTAACTCAATATCATGAACTTCTTCGTTTATTTCAATAACATTTTCTTTTGAAACGTATCCTCTTCCGGGATCATATGTGGATGTGATTTTAAATCTTCTTTTACAACGATTATCTGCATTACATGTAAGGCCTAAATCTTCACAAAAAAAGTTAGGCTCTGGAGAGTCGTGTATCGAGCCACACTGATTTAGGTTGTCACTTGAACAAATTGTATTAATGTCATTTGTGTAATTTATGCTAGAACCAACATTAATACTACACGTATCAAGAAGTTGCTTTTCATACATTACGTTTAAAGATATTCTACCGTATTGAATTACTATAAAAGAAATACTGGCTAAAACAGCAGCAAGCAAAACTATTGTTAAGGCTGCGAAACCTTTGTTATTTAGCTTTTTTGAGGTATATGAGGTGCTTTGTTCCATTGTAGTTTTTATTTTCTATATTATCTATATTCCAATAATGATTGCTTTGTTTAATTTGAGTATAAAACTCGTGCATTAACAGAACATCAATGTTTACTCCTTGCTGCTTTAATAAATCTGCTGCTAAAAGATTTGAATTAAACTTTCTATCTCTGCGTATTGCCTTAAGTTCTACATATTTGTCTTCGTCTGGATGATAAAAGTCTGGTGTGTATTGTTTGTCTCTTCCATCATACTGAACTGTAAATGTTTTGTGCTCATATATGTATGGCTTTCTTGTTGCTTCACACCATCTGGCATAATCAGCTTCTAATGAAGATTTAAAGAAGTAGTTGTTAGGCAAATCATATCTAAATCCCATCCTACCATTTGAAGGAATCTCATGTAAACCACTGCTTTGTGCTTTGTTCTGGCATTCTTTACCACAATATTTTGTTTCTCTTCCTTTGGGCCTTTGATAGTCTATTCCACAATATTCACATTTAAGATTAACTCTTTCTCTCTTGTTCTTTTTTAAATAACATTCTCTAGAACAATAAATTTTTCCACGTTTAGACTTAAAGTCTATTCCACAAACTTCACACTTTTTAATACCATATTTAGCGCTGGCTTTGTTTTTGCATTCCTTAGAACAATACTTTGAAGTTGTGGCTCTTGATTGTGGTTTTTTATACTCAGACTTACAAGTTTCGCAAACTAATGTCACTTGGTTTGATTTTCTTGGCATACTTACTCCTTTTTAAATAAGTATGCTTTAAGGTTAGAACCCTGAGTAAATTACTTAGGAAAAAATTGTTTTAAATCTATGTTTTGATCTTCAGCTTGATTTAGATATTTTAAAGGATTAAAGCTGCTGTTGGCGTCTTTAATTGACTGCCAAGATTGCTTAATACCTTCTTTTAAATTTCTTGTTCTGCTAAAGCCTAAAGTACTTACAAGCTTTTCATTACTTAGTCTATGATTACCAAGATAATCAGTTTGCGGGTGCCATTGTATTATTGACTTTAAGTCAAAGCCTGTTACTTCTTCTATTAGTTCTACAATTTCCAAAGTGTTATGAGGATTTTCTGCTGTAATGTTAAAATCATCATTAAGGATATTATTTATAATTAAGTCCATTATACTACTACAGAAATCTTCAACATGCATATAGTCTTTTATTTTTTCTGGATTTAAGAACATATCTAAACTGTTTATTTTATTTTTTAAACAGAATAAAGACTTAGATATAAGCGAGTTCATATCACCTTCTCCACCATAAGCAAATAGTGGTCTAACAACAAGCCAGCTTTTAGCGTTGTTTTTGACTGTCATTTCACCTGCATATTTTTGAATTGCATAGTTTGTTCTAGGCAATATTTTACTATCTTCAAAAATATCTGATTCTTGATATTGATATGTATCGTAAATAACTGTTGTTCCGATATACACAATTGTCGTGTTCGTGTTATTAGCTGCTTCAGTTAGAACGTGTGTACCTAATACATTGGTAGAAATTGCATGCTCTGGGTGTAATGCAACTACATCAGTACCAACAACAGCTGCATTATGTACTATAACATCTAAGTCTAAGTCTGAAATTAACTGTGACCACTCATTAATAGAGTTTCTATATACACAAACTTCGCCTTCTTCTGTTCGAGTAAAGTCTTGAGAATACATACTTTTATCTAATGATACAAAAGTGTGATTGTACTTTTGAATTTGTTTTGCCAAGTTTCTTGCGATAAAACCTTTTTCACCTGTAATTCCGATTCTCATTATTCTTTTCCTTTCATGACTTTAACAACTTTTATGTCTCTTGTCTTAATATTGTATACTTTGTTACTTTGAATATCTAACATTTTATAGTCAAAAAACTTTCTAATACCATACTTTGTTTTGTTTTCAAAAAGATATACTCTGCTTAGGACTAAGGCAGTGCGAGGGCCTGAAAATTGGTTTTTAAAAACTTTGTGCATGAACGTTACCAGATCAGAAACTTCTAATCCTTTTGAGTAAGACGACATATAAATTCCTTAACTTAACAACTTTATTTCAACATTAAGTCTACTATAATCTAAACGTATTGTTTTTATACTACAATCTGGTTTAAGAATTATCATGTGTGTAGGTCTAATGTTTTTTTCATATTTAAAAGATAATATTAAAGAGTAATTTATTTCCTCTTTGATATTATAATAGTAATTCATAAACTTTACACTTATAAGATTCCCTATATCTTTGTCATCTAAAAAATAATTATGATTTATTTTTATATAAGACATTTAAAACCATATAGGCACATTATTTAGTTTCCACTTCGCAAATCTTACTTTATCTTTTTTATAATAGTTTCTATAAGAAGCAATAGCATCTCTATTTATTTTGTAGTCTTCTTTCATACAAATTGCAAAGTCTTCCAAAACACTGCTTTTCATACCTTGAGGAATATTATTTTTAAACCAGCTTAAATAATTTGCTGTTTT